AGGGGATAACAGAGTAGGCATTGGTAATTCATCACCAGACGGCCTTCTACACATCAGCACATCAACAACTGACGCCACTCTTATCGTAGAGGCCGACACAGACAACAACAACGAAGGCGACAACCCAATTATTATTTTACGACAAGACGGCGGCCTTGTAGATTCTGCTATATATCATGCGACATCACCATCTAACAACGACCTTCACATAGCCTCCGCAATTAACATGGTATTTTCAACATCAACCAATGGCCGCTATGCCAGCGCAACTCCTAAAATGGCGATCACCGATACTGGTGAAGTTGGTATCGGTACGATAGACCCAAGTGATGATGCAATCCTTGAATTATCCTCCAGCGATCAAGGGTTTATGCTACCGAGAGTTCTAAGTTCTGCTAAACCAACGGCAGCCTCTGCTCTCAACGGCCTTATGATCTATGAAGAGGATACTCACCTCTTAAAGATTGTAGCGAATGGCGAGTGGGAAACAATCAGTTTTGAAGACTAAAGTGAGTAAAGACCTCAACAAAATAGCTGCTATAGAAAAGGCCATTGCTAAAAAGTTTGGCACTGAGACTGTCTTGAATCCGAAGTCACTTTGGGACGATGAAAAAGAAGAAGAATATCTCATTCAATCAAAAGAGTTTTATGAAAACAAAAGAAAAAGAGAAGAAGAAAGTGAGAAAACCGAGAAAGATGGTTTTTTACTACCTAAAAATCTAATTACTAAAGAAACTAAAAGAGTTTGTCCCACTTGTGAGACTTATTCTTTTAAAATAAGAGACGATCTCTACATGAATAAATATGAATGCTGCTTTAATTGCTACATTCAGTGGATCGAAGATAGAGAAGAAAGATGGTTAAACGGTTGGAGACCTAAAAAGGAGCAAAATTAAATGGCGACTATGACTGTAAATGATATTATAATAGGACTTAATCAGGCGGCAGCAAATGCCTACGATGGTTCACATGATAAAAGATTTGTTGTCGACGGAGAAGATAAGCCTGTCGGCCTCAAGCGAGAAAAGGGCTGCGCTATCAACGACTCCCGAGTTATTGATGGGTTTAAGGTTCGTTTTAGCGGTCCCAAGCTGATTGTTTCCTATCAGTCTGAACTACCGCTTAAAGACGTACACAACACAAAACTTGACCAAGAAATTGAACAAACTTATGCTGACATTGCTAAGTTTCTCAAGAAGGAATACAAGAAGATTACAGGCAAGGCTGTAGATCTCAAGGCAGATGGCCCTTGTAATATTCTAATGCAAAATATGTCCAAGCTTCGTACTTGGGTTGAGTGCCAGAAAACTTACACAGTTGGTAGTTTGAAAGATGTTATGCCGGTTGGAGATCCCTCTGAAGATCGTCTTGATAAAGACTTTAAGAAGTTTCTTGATCTTAAGAGTGATAAAAAGCCTAAAAACGTTACTAAAAAAAATGATTAATGGCCTACGAATTAACCAAAGAACAGATAATCAAAGAGATTGTTAAGTGTGGCAAGAAGCCCGTTTATTTTATTAACACTTATGCGAAAATTCCCCACCCTGGCAAGGGCCTGATTCCGTTTAAAACATATGATTTTCAAAGTGAACTGGTTGAAAACCTTGACCTGCATCGTTTTATCGTAGTACTCAAAGCAAGGCAGCTTGGAATCTCAACGATTACAGCAGCTTACGTTGCTTGGCTCTGTCTCTTCCATAGGGACAAAAACGTTCTTATAGTGGCCACAAAGCTTGCCACAGCAGCCAACATGGTCAAAAAAGTCAAAACTATTTTAAAACATCTCCCAGAATGGCTAAGAATCTCTGATTTTGCTGTCGACAACAAGAACAGTATCGAGCTAACCAATGGAAGCCAAGTGAAAGCTTCTTCAACTTCAGGTGACGCTGGACGTTCAGAGGCTCTTTCGTTGCTCGTTATAGACGAGGCGGCACACATTGAGGGCCTTGAAGACCTCTGGACCGGCCTCTACCCTACAATCTCAACTGGTGGACGTTGCATCGCCATTTCTACGCCAAATGGTGTTGGTGATTGGTTCCACGAAACATACGTTAATGCAGAGGCAGCAGACAATGAATTCTACCCAGTGAGACTATTCTGGGACAAACACCCAGAAAGAGATAAAGAATGGTTCGACACTGAAACAAAAAATATGAGCCAGAGACAGATCGCTCAAGAGTATGAATGTAACTTTAATACTTCAGGTGACACCGTAATCCATCCAGACGACATTGTGAGAATCAAAGCCACCGTTATGGAACCAAAATATAGAGTCGGCTTTGATAGAAACACTTGGATTTGGAAAGAACCTTCAGACAGCAACACTTATTTGCTTGTAGCAGATGTAGCCAGAGGCGACGGAATGGACTCAAGCACCTTCCACGTTTTTAATCTTGAAACGATGGAAATCGTTTGCGAGTACAAAGGCAAGCCAACTCCTGATCTATTCTCAGAAATACTGTACACCACTGGCAATGAATATAATGGAGCAATGCTTGTTGTTGAAAACAACTCTGTTGGCTTTCATGTTCTAGATAAACTAATCGAGAAGGAATACAAAAATATCTACTTCTCTAAGAAAGGAACTCATAGCTATGTAGAACAATACGCAGCGCAAGGAGATTCCTCAGTTATTCCAGGGTTTACCACGTCACAAAAAACTCGACCTTTGATTATCGCTAAGTTCGAAGAATTTATTAGAAATAAAGTATTAACTATTTATTCTACGAGATTAGCGAGTGAACTAGACACGTTCATCTGGAGAAATGGTCGCCCCGAAGCACAGCGTAACTACAATGATGATTTAGTTATGGCAGCTTCCATTGGTTGTTGGGTTAGAGATACTGCTATCATAGAAAACAAAAAAGAAATTGAGTACAAAAAGGCATTTATGAATTCAATTATTAAATCAGACACTCAGTTGAGTACAAAGATTCCAGGTATGCAAAAATCAACGATGGTAGAAAGAGCCTTTGACGAACAACAAAAAATCAAAGAAAACTTATGGATTATAAAAGGATAAAAAATGGTCGACCAAGCTAAAAACACCAAGAACTCTGAATCAGCCCTGTTTAAAAGATTAACAAGGTTATTTTCAGGCCCAATTATCAACTATCGCTCCCAAAGCACTCGTCAGCTTAGACGAAGAAGGATGGACAAGTATGCCAATACCTTCAAAGATGTTATGGGGCAGAAGTTTGAAAGATACGATTATAACCCCTACAACAACTTTTCTAGTTTTGCGATGCAAACCCAAAGCCGCCTTCAAAGATATAACGACTTTGACCAAATGGAATTCACGCCAGAGATCGCCTCTGCTTTGGACATCTATTCTGATGAAATGACCACTTTTAATGTCTATAACACCATGTTATCAGTCAAGTCTTCCAACGAAGAAATTAAAGGCATCTTAAAGATCCTTTTTAATCAAGTTTTGAACATCAATTACAATTTGTTTGGCTGGGCGAGAACAATGTGTAAGTATGGCGACTTCTACTTGTACCTGGACATCGACGAAAAGCTTGGAATTAAACAAGTTATCGGTCTCCCCTCTCGCGAAGTAGAAAGAATTGAAGGCGAGGACAAACAAAATCCAAATTATGTACAATTTCAGTGGAATAGTGCCGGTATTACTTTCGAAAACTGGCAGTGCGCCCACTTTAGAATCTTAGGCAACGACAAATTTGCCCCTTATGGAACGTCTGTTCTTGATCCGGTACGCCGCATTTGGAGACAGCTTACTTTGCTTGAAGATGCAATGATGGCTTACCGCATTGTGCGGTCTCCAGAAAGAAAAGTATTTTATGTTGATGTTGGCAATATCCCTCCTAGCGAAGTCGAGCAGTTTATGCAACGATTCATGACTTCGATGAAGAGAAATCAAGTTATTGACCCAGCAAGCGGCCAAGTCGACTTACGATATAACCCAATGTCAATTGAAGAGGATTATTATGTACCTGTACGCGGAGGCGCCTCACAAACTAAAATTGATAGTATCAACGGCGGTTCATATACCGGCGACATTGACGACGTGAAATATCTAAGAGACAAGATGTTCTCTGGCTTAAAGATTCCCCAAGCTTATTTAACTTATGGTGAAGGTGCCGAAGAGAAAGGAACCCTAGCTCAAAAAGACATTCGTTTTGCCAGAACAATCGACAGACTACAAAGATGCGTTCTCGCAGAACTCGAAAAGATTGCTGCTGTCCACTTATACGTTCTGGGATTTAGAGGAGAGGATCTTTTGAAATTCCAACTTAAACTCAACAACCCATCAAAGATTGCGGAAATGCAAGAACTGGAACACTGGAAAACTAAGTTTGATGTGATGACTTCAGTTCCTGAAGGCTTCCTTAGCAAACGATGGATCGCAGAAAATATCTTTGAGCTTTCTGACGAAGAATATATTCGCAACCAACGAGAGCTTTTCTACGACAAACAAGTTGCTCAAGAGCTTGAAAACGCTGGAGCCGCACCCGAAGGCGGAATGGCCGGTGGCGGCGGCGGAGGTATGGGTGACCTCGGCGGAGATATGGGCGGAGATATGGGCGGAGACATGGGCGCTGATATGGGAGGTGAAATGGACTTAGAAAGCGCACCAGATGAAGGCGGAGCAGAAGGCGCTCCCGAAGAAGCCGGTCCCCCCGAAGGCATGATAGCCGCTCCTCCCGCCGAGGAAGCCCCAGCCGGTAAGCGTGACGACAAATGGCGCGATGCCGTGACCGGGGATACGATCACTAGAAGATCAAAAGGAAAGGCTTATTCCCCTAAGAAAAGTGATGACAGACCTCGCGGAGCTAGAAGAAGAAGCTGGAAGGCCGAAGCCTCACATGAAATGGCAAGATTGCCAAAAAGACAAGTCTTTAACCACCTCTCATCAGACGCCGCAGAATTATTAGGTCTCAATAAAGGAATCTTTGAGAATAAAAATACTAATTATGAAGATGAAGAGCGCAAACTCTTTGAAGTCAATGAAAGCGTTAAAAAATTGTTTGATGACCTGGAGCAATTAGAAGATGAATAAACATAACAAAAAAAGAAATACTGGTTTTATTTACGAGGCTTTGATTAGAGAAGTCATCAAGCAAACGATCAACGAAAGCAAGGATAAACGAGATATAGCGGTTTCCTTATTGAAAAAACACTTCAACAAGAGAAGCGTCCTCTATAAAGATCTTGTATTATATAAGACACTTGCCGAGACTAAGAATGTAAACGAAAGGTTTGCTTCAAAATTACTTAAGGAAACTCTCTCAAGCAGGTTTGGGATTGACAAGAGAGAATTGTTCAAAGAGCAAAGCCATGTCATCTCCCAGATTAACAAAAAGATTTCAAAATCAGTTTTTTCTAATTTTGTTCCATCTTATAAGTTTTTGGCAAGCATCGGTCAACTTTTTAACGATGAACTCAAACCGAAGGCTAAAGTTTTGCTAGAAGAGCAGATTATCAACAATATGATTTCTGAAGAATCTCCTAAGCCCGAGAAAGAAGTAAAGATAAACAATTCAGTCATCAATACATTTGTGAAGAGGTTCAATAAAACCTACAGCAAAACTCTTTTATCGGAGCAGAAGGATCTTCTCAATAAATATATTAAATCGTTTTCAGACGATGGCCTCGAATTTAAAATCTACTTAGATCGCGAAATTGGCAGATTAATTGAAACACTAGAAATCAATTCCAAAGACAAAGAAGTTCTAAAAGACGTCAACATGAAAGAAAAGTATGGCAAAGTTCTTGAGTTTCTTAAGAACAGTAGTAAAAGTCCCCTAAATGAGACATTTATATATAAGATCACGCAGATTCAACAATTAATAAAAGAGATCACCACCAATGATTAAACTTAAAATCGATGATCCCATAGATGCCAAACTACGACTAAAAGCCAAGAAGAATATCGCTGGAGATATTGTTATTCTTGACCATCCAGATATCGATATCATGATCTCTCCTGACGAAAATCGTGTCCTCACGTTTCCTAAAAAAGAATATGCGGATCACATTTATGCCCTCCAGTCTCGCCTGTTTGACTTCCTCACAAGAAAGGGAATCTGTAAACACGGCTCTGTTCGGGCCTCCAACGTTTTTGGTTCACTACAGGGAACAATGTTGGCCGACAAAGTAAGTCAACCAGCGGTTGATCCCACTCACATTGCCGTCTATTTGATCACCAAGTTTCTAAAAGATGAATTACATTTTGGCGACATCGTAGACGACTATCAAGATTCTTATGAAAAAGAACTCACGAAGCCACCAGACGACGAAACCACAGAACTTGGTAAAGTTCCCCACGACCCCCACAAGGGAACGAACTATTATGGCAGTTCCCCCACTGGCGGCAGCGGCAACAACGCCTATGGTATGTTCCAGGAAAAAGTAAACAAGTAAAAATGGAATTAGTTTATTTTATTTTAGCTGCGTATGGCCTTACACAAATTCTCGTTTGTGGACCAATATTCAACAAGATTCGCCCCGAGAGAACATGGCTTAATGGTTTTGGCAAGTTATTTCATTGCCCTATGTGTATGGGCTTTTGGGTTTCTATCTTTTTGTTTTGTATAAATAAATACACAGAACTATTTACATTTGAGTATAATTTAGCCAATTTACTTATTTTAGGATGCTTAGGCTCAGGCACAAGTTATCTTATAAGTGTCTTGGTAAACGACTTTGGTTTCAAAGTCTATCATAAAAAAGAAGGTGATCAAAATGTTCTTTAAAAAATGGAAGCTTCAACCAGTTCGACGCTGTTGTAGCGGATCTTATATCATGCGGAGTGAGACCGCAATCAAGGAATGACAATGAGTCAAGTTTTACTGAGAGAGTTTTTTGAATTAAAATGTGATGACCGTGGCTGCCAAGATTTATTGAATGAATCTGAGAAAAGAATGGTCACCGAAGGCTTTCTTGTGTTTCCAGCAAAGCTTCAACAAGCTGACGCGAAAAATGGCAACGGAAGAACCTATCCCCTCGACGTCCTAAGACGAGAAATCGAAAATTACCAGAAACTTGTTAAAGATAATAGAGCACTTGGCGAATGCGACCATCCTGATGATTCAGTCATCAATTTGAAGAACGCATCTCATATGGTCACAAGAATTTGGTGGGACGGTGATGACGTCATCGGAACCATTAAAGTACTACAAACACCCTCTGGCAAAATATTGCGTGGACTTTACGATAGCGGAGTAAAGTTTGGTTTTTCCTCAAGAGCGTTAGGCTCTCTCAAGGAAGGAAAAGATGACTCTGGCGATTCTGTTCAAGTTGTCCAACCAGACCTACAATTGATTTGTTTTGACGCAGTTTCTGAGCCATCTGCTCCTGGCGCTTATATGCTGGAGCCTGGAACGATTAGCATCAAAATGAACGAGAGCCAAGGTATTGTCAACGGGCACTTTACAAGAGGTGACCGTATCAATCGCGCCCTTAACGCTATTAAACTAGGATAATCTATGAAAAAATCAGATCTTAAGAGAGTTTTAAAACCTATTGTGGAGGAATGTATAAAAGACGTCCTTCTTGAAGGCGGTCTCCTTTCCAACGTTATTTCGGAAGTGGTAAGAGGACTAAACTCCAACGTCATTGTGGAGAAAAAAACCGTTGATAATCGCGAACTTGACGCCCAACGACTACAGATCCTCGAAGAAAAACAGCGGAGACTAAAAGA